TTTACATCACTTAGGAGCAACAGGGATGAGCTTAATTGGCGTGTTTGCTAGATGGATGGGCATTGACGACGACTCTTTTTCGAGTGGTCGCAAGGTCGGTTTGCGCGATGCTCTGGGAGTCCCTCCTGCTTGGTATGCCCACAACAAGCTTACAGGTGACTTCGGGCGGTTGCCTATCGACGTTAAGCGAAAGGTCGGTGAAGGATCGATCAACGATACCGAGCATGATGGCTATTACCTTTTGCGAGAGCAGCCGAACAAGATCCAAGCCCCAACGACGTTCAAAGAACAGATCCTTAGCCATGCTTTAATGAAGGGTAACGGTCGAGCAGCTATCATCCGAACGAGTCGAGGTATTTCCGAGCTCATTCCGATGATGCCGGATGCGACTTGGACGATAATCTACGAGGGCGAAAAGTATCATATCACCAAGCCCGAAAATCAGAGCAAAAGGGATCTTTTCGACACGTTTGACACTGACAAGAATGGCTACTTAATCTTCCACGATAGCGAGGTTTTGCATTTGACCGGGTTTAGTTGGGACGGCGTTGAAGGTCTCGGACTGCTTGACATTGCAAACGCAACATTTGCGACAGGTTATGAGGAAACGAGATTCAAACTCAACCAACTGCGTCGAGGATTTCGCGGCAAATTGTTTCTTGAGGCACCTCCGGCAGCATTCCGCAAAGCAGAGGACGCGAAAGAGTTTATTGACGACTTCAATAAGATCGAAGCAGGCTCGGAGAATTCCGCCAAAGCTGGCTTATTGCGTGAGGGCATCAAGGCTAACGCTGTCAGCATGAATAACAACGATGCGCAGTTTGCAGCATTGCAAAAGCTTACGCGGCAAGAGGTGGGGATGCTCTTTGGGCTTGAAGGGATGCCGGGTGATGGAGATTCGGTCAGCTACAACAGCCTGGAGCAAAAGCAGCTTGCGTATCTTCAGTGTCTCGATCATTGGTTGGTCAAGTTTGAGGAGCAATGCGACATCAAGCTACGCACTTCAAGAGAGCGACGATCGGGCGAAGTGTATTTCAAGTTCAACGCGGCGGCTCTTTACCGTACCGACTTGCGAACCACGATGGAAAGCTTCAGCAAGGCCATTGCATCGCGGATTATGAATCCGAATGAATGCCGGGCTAAGCTCGATCTTAATCCGTACGATGGCGGCGATGAGTTTATCAACCCGGCTATCAGTACGCCAACGGGCGAACAGTCAGTCGATGAGGTTGAGGACAGCCCAGAGGATGAACAGGAGGACGATCAAGAGGATTCACAAGATTCTCGAAATGATCGAGCCGTTGAGCAAATGTTGCGTGACTTGATTAAGACCGAAGGCAATAACGCCATCAACGCATCGAAAAAGGCTCAATTCGTCGCTTGGATCGGAAAGAACTATCCAAGGTGGCAAAACAAGCTTGCAGATAAGATCGAAGCGATCGGACTTGATCGAGATTTGGCTAGGATCCATTGCGAGAAATCGACCGAAATACTTGCGGGATTGGCTGCAAAACATGGTGGAAATAGCCTACAAAAGGCTGTCGAAACTGAGGTAAAGACGTGGGAAAACAGGGTTTTTGACCTGAAAGGGGCTCAAAAATGATTGAAGTACGCGCGGAAACGAACGAAATCCTTTTAAGTGGCATCGTCGGCGATGGTTGGGATGAAAACCCGATCACCCAAAAGGGCGTTGCTGAGGCTCTTAAATCGTTCGGGTCAAGCCCGGTAACGGTTCATATCAACAGCCCAGGAGGGTTCGCCGATGAGGGCATTGCGATCTACAACACGCTCAAAAAGCATTCTGGCGAGGTAACAACCGTCAACGACAGCCTTGCAGCGTCAGCGGCTAGCGTGATTTTCCTTGCCGGTCAGAATCGATTGATGGCTGACGGGTCGCGGGTCATGATCCACAGGGCGATGTCATTTGCGATGGGCAATCAAGACGACTTCGCCAAAGCGATCGCTGCGTTGAAAGCTTACGATGCTTCGCTCGTTGACATTTACAACAGGCACATGGTTGAGGAGCCGGCAGAGATAGAGCGATTGATGGCGGCCGAGACGTGGTACAACGTCGATGAGGCTATAGCGTCAGGATTGGCCACTGGACGCGTTGAAAGCGGCAAGAAGTACAAGAAGCCAAAGAACGCTTTCGACTCGGCGGCGGCGTTGCTAGCTCGTCAAAAGATGGCTCAGTACGCTCAACACTTGACAACCGTTAAGCGATAGCGTAAAGTGATTTCCGGCTGGCCAGAAGTGCCAACCACTCTGCAACTAATTAGCGGCAGTGACACACGGTTTAAACGATTTAGTTTCCCGTGGCAGTCATGCCGCTATCTTGGTTTAACGACTGCCACACAACCCACAAAGGGCAGTCAGAATGAAGAGCGCAAAAGCGTTAGGCGAAGAAATCCAAGCTTTGCAAGCCAAGGTTCAAGCGATCCAAGCGGTCGCAACTCAAGAAAGTCGCGAATTGCTGGAAGATGAGCAAACCGAGATCGATTCGATCCTCGGAACCGAAGGCAAGCCGGGCCAGATTGAGAATCTCTCGAAGCAGCGAGAGCGAGCGATGAAGATCGAGCAAGCGGTCAGCAACACGGTTCGCCAAGTGGTTGACACTCAACCTTCTGCGGGTGCGTCTTTTAAGATTCCAGCAACCGCAAGGGCCACGAAAAAGCTTGTTGCGTTTACCGGAGAGACAGCCGAGCAAGATGCGTTCAAAGTCGGCAAGTTTTTTCAGGCTCGTTTTGGAAGCGACTCTGCTAAACAGTGGTGCGCGGATCATGGAGTAACCAACGCGCTCCAAACGAACGATCCAACCGGAGCCGGTGTTTTGGTTCCGACTGAGTTCGTTAACAGCGTGATTCGCTTGGTGCTGTCCTACGGTGTCATTCCTCAATACGCTTTTGTGCGATTGATGGCCAGCGATACCCTGACGCAATCTCGACGATTGACCGGCATGAAGGCTTACCCGGTTGGCGAATCGAAAGAGATCACTCAGTCTCAGGCTACCTACGGGCCGATTAACCTCGTTGCTCGCAAGTGGGGCACGTTGACCAAAGTATCGAGCGAACTTTCGGAAGATGCAACGATCAGCATGGCCGAAGAGATTGCGACCGAAGCAGCTTTGGCTCACGCTCTCGCGGCTGATGAGGCTGGATTCCTTGGCGATGGCACTGCAGCCTATCACGGCGTTTTAGGTCTTGCCAACGTGCTCAAGGCTGGCTCTGTTGTGACTGCAGCAGCAGGCCAAAACACGGCAGCGGCCATCACCATCGCGATGTTCCAAGAGGCTCTTGGCAAGTTGCCTGAGTTTCCCGGCATCAATCCGGTTTGGTTCGTCTCCAAGTCGGTTTGGGCTAACGTCATGGGACGTTTGCAACTTGCAGCCGGTGGCAACAACAAGGAAGACCTCGGACAAGGGCCGGTGACTCAGTTCCTCGGCTATCCCGTGGTGTTTTCCGAGGTGCTTCCAAAGACCATCGGAGCATCTACCAAGTTTGGATACTTCGGTGACCTTCGAATGGCCTCAACCCTTGGGATGCGTCGAGACTTCCGGCTTGTTGGCGATGTGTCTCGATACTTTGAGACCGACGAAATCGGGTTCCGATCGACGATGCGTTGGGACTACAACATTCACGAACAAGGCGACGCAAGCAACGCTGGGCCAATTCTTCAATTGGTCTCGGCATCCTAATCCACAATCAACAACAGAAAGAAGGTGAACTATGAACCCTTTACACTACGTCAAATGTGTGCCAGCGATCAAGCCAGCGGCGATCCTCGATAACGCATCGGCTACGGCTGATGTAATCGATTGCCGAGGCTATGACTTCGCTCTGATCGTGCTCCAACTCGGAGCAACTGATATTGCGATGACAGCCTTGAAGCTTCAGCAATGCTCGACCAGTGGCGGCGTTTATGCCGACATCACTGGAGCGACGTTTGCTGGTGGAACTGGTTACAACGGTGCTACGCTTGCATTGCCAAGTGCGACCGACGACGGCCAGACTTGTGCTTTCATGGTTGACATGCGAGGCAAGGAGCCGTTCTTGAAGCTTGTTGCGACCTTTGGCGATGGCTCTAGCGGTGGTTTCATCGCTGGCGTTGCGATCTTGGGTCAGGGCAAGGTTCCGCCGACTAGCTCAACTGGTGTCGCTGATGGCGATGTCTGTTTGGTGATCTAGTGGCCGTCGAACTTTTGACGATGTGGAGAGGCTTTCCGGCTGGTACACGGCTGGAGAGCCTCGGCGGTGGAGTCGAATCGATTCTGATTCAGCGGGGCATTGCAAGTGCGATTGATTGCGGAAGTAGTGACAAAGCCGACAGCCGAGCCGGTGACGCTCAGCGAGGCGAAAAAGCAACTCGAAATCGCAAACAGCGACACTAGCCACGATACGCACCTTTCAGCATTGATCGGAGCGGCTCGGGAGCAGTGGGAGCACGATACCGACAGCGTGACTTGTTTCCAGACGCTTCGTTTGCGAGTCGCTTCGAT